CTGCTGTACCTGTAAGTGAGTTGAGACTCTCAAACAGGTTGGTGTTCGCGACGACCTGCCCCCCTGTGCTGGGGGTAGTCAGAGTAGCACTCTGATTCAAGGTGCTTGAAAGGCACCAAAAAGTCGCCACGTACGCCTGGCCTTCAGTGGCCCGGAACGCAAGGTGTATGGCCGACTGTGCGGCCCACTCAAGCGATCCGGTGGCGGTGGCATCCACAAGGGTAGCCGTCGTGCCCCTCAGCGTGAGGGTCCCGCCAGTGGCAAGTGACTCAGCCTGCAGCTGAGGGACATGCAACTCCACCTCGTACTCCACGTACAGCTCACCGATGACCGTGACACCAGCCTCACCCGACGTGCCAAACCACAAGTTGGCCGCGTCGTAGGTCTTGATGTCCGTGTTCACCGGCTGGGTCCCGACCCGGACGTACAACGGTGGCTGCTGTTCGGGCAGAGAAGTTCTCTGGGCCTCCCAAACATTCGCCCTCGAAGCTCCCTGATATGACATCAGCTGCAGCTTCGAGGCCGGCGCAGGATCGGACGCATCCAAATCAAACGCCAGCATCGTCATCCCCTGAGCAGTCGTTGGTTGTGATGACTCAAACTCGAACCTCAGCCGCCTAAAGCGGTACTTCTCGAAGTTACGAGCGAGCACACTCAACCATGGAAACGTCTGCCCCTGTCCGGGGTTAACCGGGTAGCCAGTAACGGCAAACCCGGTTGACCCCGAAACGTCCGCGATCAATTCACGGTGTTTGACCACCATGACATGACCATTCCCCCCAATCGTCGCTGCGACCTCCCGGAAGCGGAGTCCACGGGCAACTGGGGCATCCACGTAGGACATACCCGCAGCTCCCTGACCCCTCCCCCGGCGACGGTTCCGCTTACGACCTCCGGTCCCAGCAGCCTTCTTAACGGACTGCCCACCCGCCTGGGACGCCTGCCGTCGTCCCGATCCACGCGCCACACCACCAGACCTGCCAGCCTGGGGGAGATTAACCTGCTTGTTAGACATAATTAATATCACCCGGCACCTCCAGAGGCGGTGCCAACCTCAATAGCTGGTCGGGTTGACACGCGCGGAACCATGCCTCGCACTCCAGCTGAGCAGCTATACTCACTCCGAAGGCGACTGCAAAAGATTCGCGCGTTGTTTCAGCTACAGGTGTCGATAGTGCGGCGCCGAGCACATCCGCAGGGCCCAACTTGTAAAGGTAAGACCCCGGGATCTCTCTAAGCAGAGTTTTACTAGCGCGCCTTAACGCTAGTGCGTGTTCCTGCAGGATAGGTACACCGGAATGCATGTGGAGCATGCACTCGCCGATCGTGGCGACATACGGTCTCCGAAAAGACGGAGCGAGCACCTTGGTATGCACCCTTGCCTTACCAATTGCCCGCCCCGGGGTCGTGATCATACGCCGGACAGTTCCAACCATGATAGGTGAGGCTCCACACAACACCACTCTCTCAAGTGTGTCAGCCCTGCTCTCCACCTTCAGGGTATGCCCAAATCTCTTGAAGATTTCGGGTAACCTCCGCGCAACCTCGTCCGCGAC